GCTTTGCCGGCAGCAACCTGGTCGCGGCGCCACGTGGCCAGCTCGCGGGTCACTTCGCCCACGCCGAACTCGATCGCGGCGACCAGGCGATCGTGCGTGATCGTGGTGCCGCCCAGGTTGAGCGTGTCGCGAACCTTGTTGACGACGATGTCCGGCCACCACGCGCCGGTGGTGACCTTGCTCCCGGAAGGGGAGGCGGGCAGCGGCGGTGTCGAGATCAGGTCGGTCACTTCGCACGTGCCTGTTCGAGGAGCATGGCGATCACGTCCGCTTCGCTGACCGCCTCGATCTGGCAGTCGTCCGACACGCACAGCACCGGCGTGCGATGATGACCAGCAGCCTCGATCTGGGCTCTTACGGCGCCACCGATCTTCCACGCGCTGGTCTCAAAGTCCGAGCGCGGGAGCCGCACCAGGACAACGTCGCCAGGCTTGACGCTCAGAACTGCAACCTCAGTTGGGTCAGCCATGATGATGTCCAGATTTTCGGGGGGTGAGGTTCGGCGATGCGGGAAGTGCAGTGCTCTTCCGTCTCGCCTCGCCGCCCCCCGAGCGCCGTGGGGCGGAGCGGACTACCGAACCGTGCGTATGCTGCGCGGTGTCGGCGGAATGAGGTGATCGTGGTGGCGCAGCTCGCGCCAGAAGGGATCACGGCGGCGCCAGCTCGAATGCGTCCACAGCATGACGAGCAAGCCGATCAGCGCGACGGCGCCGATGATGAGACCGACGTAGAACATCAGTTTTCCTTCCCTTGCTCGCCCTCGGCACCAGCCTCAGCCGCGAGCTTCTTCGCCGCGCTTTCGAGCTGCTCGACCAGCTTCTTGACGCCGACCGCGGTGTGCAGCCGCATGGCTTCGCGCAGGGCTTTGAGGGCGGCATCGACCAGCATGGCCTTGCCGCCGGCCGGCGCGCTCTCGACGTTCGGGTCGAAGGCCGCGACCTGACGATTCCAGCTCTCGCCGATCGCGCGGTACCAGCGCGCGCGCGTTTCATCCTTCATGTCCCAGGAGCCGCCGGTGCCCAGCTCGAGGCGGGTCAGCAGATCGTGCGGAACGGAGCCGGGCTCGTTGATGGAGGCGTCCGCGATCTCGCTGACCAGCAAGCCGCCGGGTGTGCGGTGGAAGCGCTCGGGAAGCTGCAGGTTGTGGGTGATGACGTGCTGGCCGAGCTGCTCGGCGAGCGCCCAGTTGCGGATGTCGATCGCCCAGATGAAGACCGTCACGACGATTTCGTCCTGCGGGGCGGGAGCGCCCTCCGCCGCCGCGGCGAGCGCGCCTTCAACCCAGGCGAGATACTTGCCGATCAGATCGCCCTTGAGCGCGACCTTGGCATCGCGGGACTGGATCTCGGACAGGCGCCGCAGATCCTCGTGAAGCTGCACGAGCTGGGTCTGGTACTCGCTCGCGGCGCTGCCCTCTTCGGACATGGCGGGCGCGAAGCCGGCGACGGCAACGGCACCGGCAACCATGCCGGCGAGGTGCGCACGCGTGCTGAGCTGGTGGCGGCGGAAGGGCGAGAGGGCCATGGTGGGCTCCTGATGTCAGGTAAGGGGTGAAGGGGGCTTGAGGCCTCCCCCTTCGTTCTCGGGCTCGGGGCTGGCCGCCGGCCTCGGCAGCGTCCCCCGTCAAAGCCCCGCGGGTATGCGGTTAGGGCGCCTCGCCGAAGGTGATGTTCTCGGCCAGGACAGCGAAGTCGGTGTCCTCGATCACATAGCCCTCGTTGACGCTGTTATAGTCGACCAGCGACGCCTTGTTCTCGGGCTCGTCCTTGATGTAGCGGCGGCGCGAGCCTTCCTGCCAGTAGATCGACAGGTTCTTGAGCGGCGTGATGAACATCGTCTTCTCGGGGAACTTCGGCACTACGACGGCGGGGCGACCGCCGAGCTGCTTGGTCGACATGATGATGTCCGAGACGACTTCGTCGCTGGTGGCCTTGCCGCCGTCGACGGTGCCCGAGAGCGGGCGGTTGATCATCGGAAAGTACTTTTCGTCCACCAGATCCTGGCTGACGCAGACGACATGCTGGGTGGACGAACGCGCCCAGCTCGGCATGCCGGCGATCAAGTCGTAAGCCAAAGCGTCGAGGTTCTTGTAGTCCTCGTTGGCGTGGATGTAGATCGGCGCGGCGGCGCCGGTGGCGCTGCCATTCCCCGCGAGGACACGGCCCATGACGTGATCGGGCTTCTCAAGGCGCAGCTTCTGCAGCCAACCGATGTTCATGTCCTCGCCGTGCCCGTTGGTCGCCTTGTTGCTGTCCGCTGCCGCGGCGATGCCGTGCCAACCGATCGAGATGCGGCTCAGCGCAATCGAGATTGCGACGTGCTTGGCATAGCGGGTCGCGAAGTCGGGGAACTTCGACCAGGCGTCGATCAGTGCCCAGGGCAGCTTGGTGTCGAACTCGGTCTCGTAGAGGCGGAACTCGCGCTCATCGAGCTGGCCGATGTACTGCGGCTTGCGCGGCAGGTTGGCCTCGCTGGTGCGCTTGGCGATGAAGTCTTCGGTCAGCAGCCCGACGATCTTACCGATCAGATCGCGCACCGGCAGCACGTTGATGCGGTCCAGGAAGGCAACTTCCTCGCGCATCTTGTCCTCGAGGCGCTGCTCGGCGGTCGGCGTGGCCGCGAACATGCGGCTGACATCGCGTACGCCATTGACCGAGCCGATAGCGGTGAAAAGCTGATCGAGCGCGCCGCGGCCGCGATCGGAGAGAAGGTAACCCATGGTGTTGCGTCCTTTGAAGATGGGCGAGGTGACGAGGGGGCGCGGTTTGGGAGGGGTGGGGGCGGTCAGAAGACCTGCGATAGATCCATCTGGCCGCCGGTGCCGGCAGAGAGGGGGCGGCTGAAGTTGCGGGGGTTCGCCGTGTTCTCGATGTCGCTTTTCAGCGAGGTCACCTGAGCCGACACCGCATCGAGCTTAGATGTGAAGCCCTGCGCCTGCTTTTCGAGTGCACCTGCCATGACATCGCCAAACTTGCCGAACTCGGTGGCGAAGGCGGCGACGTCGAAGCCCGCTGGCGTAGCCGGCGGGGTCACCGGATCGGCCTTTGGCTGCGGTGCCGTGCCGCTCAGCATCTCCGTCAGCTTGGAGAAGAAGCCCTTCACCGAGCTGGCGGCTTCCTGGGTGGCCTGCTCGCCGTCCTCGGCGATCTCGAGCGCGGCTGCGGCGATGCCGCCCTTGTCAGCGGTCAGGTGGATGGCGGTGGGCAGCGAGCGATTGAACTCGAGGCGGTCCGTGCCGATCGCCGCCGGGCTGTCCGTCAAGGCGCAACCCATGAGGTAGGCGAAGCCCTTGGCGGCGAAGTTCGGCTCGATCTCGATCGAGGGGTAGACCTTCTGGTTGGCGGTGTTGAGCGCCTTCGCGTCGTCCGTCACGTCGAACACGCCGTAGAGGCCCAGGCGCTTCTCGGTCTTGCCGTTAAAGTCCACGTCTACCTCGGCGGTCGACAGCTCGACGACGTCGCCATAGGCCCGGAAGGGCTTGTCGCCGGTGATGCCGCGGATGTGCTCAATGTTGAGCCGCGCGCCGTAAGTCTTCGGGTTGTAGCTGCTGGCCATCTCCTGCAGCATTTTGTCGTCGATCGTGCGGCCATCGACGGTGGAACCGGCGGTCGCGAGCAGGAACGGTTTGGTCTTCATGGCGTTACTCCGGGTGACGGCGGCTTGTTTTCGGTCTGGCGTTGTTCCCGACATCACCGGTCCACCCGGCTTTCTCAATCCGCGCGCGCCGTGAGGGCGCCGGTTACGGCACCCCCCTGATCCGATAGGGGCGCGGGTGTGACATTCCGCTTGGCATGGTCCAGGCGCCCACCATCGATCCCACTGCCGCAACGCCGCCGATCCCCTTCGAGGCGAAGCGCGCGGCGCGTTCGTTGTACTGGCGAGGTTGGGCGATCCAGCAGATCGCCGAGGAGCTGGGCCTCGCCTACACGACGGTTTCAAGCTGGAAGAGCCGCCACAAGTGGGACGACGCGACCACTGCCGAGAAGGGCAGCGACGCGGTCCTGGCGCGCTACAACACGCTGATCGCCAAGGAGGACAAGTCCGGCAAGGACTTCAAGGAGATCGACCTTCTCGGGCGCCAGCTAGCGCAGATGGCGCGGGTCGAACGCTACAGCGCCACCGGACGCGAGAGCGATCTCAACCCCAAGCTGGAAGGGCGACAAACGCCCGAGGTGAAGGAGAGGCGCGCAGCCACGAAACAGGAGAAGCGCAAGAACTACCTGACGGACGAGCAGTGGGAGCTGCTCGAGGACGACTTCCACACGAACAACGTCGCTCACCAGAAGCTTTGGTGGGACAATCGCGATCAGGGCCAGCGCAAAATCAAGAAGTCGCGCCAGATCGGCGCGACCTGGTACTTCGCTCGCGAGGCCGTGATGAAGGCGCGCGAGAGCAGCCTGGACGGCGAGCCGCGCAACCAGATCTTCCTGTCCGCGTCGAAGCGCCAGGCTCTCATCTTCCGCCGTTACATCGTGGCGTGGGTACGCAAGGTCACCGGCGTTGAGCTGAAGGGCGGCTTGCAGGACGCGCCCATGCTGCTCGACATGGGCGAGGGCAGCGAGGCGATCGAGCTGCACTTCCTGTCGACCAACAAGTCGACAGCGCAAGGCGAGCACGGCGATGTCTACATCGACGAGTTCTTCTGGATACCCGGCTTCAAGGAACTGAAGCGGGTCGCCAGCGCCATGGCGACGCACAGTCACTACAAGGTGACTTATTTCTCGTCTGCCAGCGCCGTCACCCACGAAGCCTATCCCTTCTGGAACGGCGACGAATGGAACGAGGGCCGCAATCGCGAGGATCGCCGCGAGTTCGACGTGTCGATCGCCGCCTTGGCCTCGGGCAAGATCATGCCCGATGGGAGCTGGCAGCACGTTGTCACCATCCAGCAGGCGATTGCCGGCGGCATGGGGAAGTGGCTCAATGAGGCGAAACTTCGCCAGACGTACAGCGAGGAGGAATTCCGCAATCTCTTCGAGTGCGAGGAGATCGACGACACCGCCAGCAGCTTCCCATTCTCGATGCTCAACCCCTGCCGGGTGGACAGCTTCTACAAGTGGAAGGACTTCAAGCCGGCGGAGGCGCGGCCATTCGGCGCCAACCCCGCGTGGATCGGCTACGATCCCGACAAGGGCGGCCGCGATGGCGCTGCGCTGGCCATACTGGCGCCACCGGAGAAGCAAGGCGGCAAGTTCCGTCTGCTGGAGAAGATCGGGCTCAAGGGGCTCGACTTCGAGGCGCAGAACCAGGCGATCAAGCGCGTCGCCGGCCGCTACAACATCCAGGACATCGGCATGGATACCAGTGGGGCTGGCGACGCGGTCTACCAGCTCGTGAAGCTGTGGTTCCCGAACGTGCGACGCGTCGATTACAGCGTGTCGACCAAGTCGGCGCTGGTGCTGAAGGCGCAGAACGTCATGCGCCGCGGCCGCTTCGAATACGACAGCGGGTGGCACGACGTGTCGAGCGCGCTGATGTCGATCCGCCCGACGCTGACCAAGGGCGGCAAGCAGGTGACTTATGCCTCCGGCCGCACCGCCGCGCACGGCCACGCCGACATCGCCTGGGCCATCCTCAACGCCCTGATCAACGAACCCCTGGACGTCAGCGAGGCGAGCCAGTCCCAATCGAGTGTGGAGTTCTTCGAATGACCGAACAGGCAATCGTGGCCGCGGCAAAGCCCGGCACGGTCGAGGCGTTTTCCTTTGGCGACGACGTCAGCGTGATCGATGGGCGCTCGGCCTGGGGCTACTTCGACGGCGTATGGCGCAACGGCGACTGGTACGAGCCGCCGGTACCGATGATGGGGCTCGCAAAAGCGTATCGCATGTCTGCCCACCATCAGGCGGCGATCGGGCTCAAGCTGAACCTCTTGCGCAAGCACTTCATGCCGAGCCGGTGGCTGGACGCGAACACCCACGATCGCCTCGCCCTGGACTTCCTGCAGATGGGCCAGTTCTACGCGGAGGAGCTGCTGAACCTAGGCGGGCGGCTGCTGCGCTACAAGCACGCGCCGGCCATGCACACGCGCGCCGGGGTAGAACGTGGGCGCTACTTCTGGACGCGGCCAGATCCGTCCGGCTTCGCGCTGGGCGCCACGGGCATGCACGAATTCGCGCCGGGCAGTATCTGCCATGTGCAGGAGCCCGATGTTGAGCAGGAGATCTACGGTGTGCCGCAGTGGCTTGGTGCGCTGCAGTCCGGCCTGCTGAATGAGGCGGCCACGCTGTTCCGGCGCCGATATTACCTCAACAACGCCAGCGCCGGATTCGTGTTCTACGCCTCGGAAGGCACGCTCAACGACAAGGATGCCAAGGCGATCCGTGAGAAGCTCTCGCAGGCGAAGGGCAGGGGCAACTTCAAGAATATGTTCATCCACGCGCCGAGCGGGAAGAAGGATGGCATCCAGATCCTGCCGATCTCCGACGTGGCCGCGAAGGACGAGTTCGCGGGGATCAAGAACGTGTCGCGTGACGACATTCTAGCGGCGAACCGCGTGCCGCCGCAGCTCATCGGCGTCGTTCCGCAGAACAGCGGCGGCTTCGGCGACGTGCGCAGCGCCATGGACATGTTCTTCGACAACGAGATCGTCCCGCTGATGATGAAGATGACCGAGCTCAACGATCATGCCGGACAGCTTGCGGTGCAGTACCGCGACTACGTCCGGATGATGCCTGCGGGTGTGCCTGTCTCAGCTCGATAAGTTCGCCCTGCCGGCGACGGCGGGGGACCGGGCGCGCCAACGCCCAAGTCCGACGAAGTGCATCGTCATGTCCCAATCGGTCCCGCCTTGGGGCCATCCCGCCTGCCGAATCGGCACGTGAACAGATAGAGAACAACGATGCTGCTGTCGAATCCCATGCCTGTCCTTGAGCCTGTAGATCCGGTGCGCCCGCTGGCGCCATACGTCGGGGGCAAGCGGCAACTCGCTAAGCGCCTTATCGCGCTCATCAACTCAATCGAGCACGTCACCTACGCCGAAGTCTTCGTCGGCATGGGTGGTGTGTTCCTGCGCCGCGACCACAAGCCAAAGGCCGAGGTCATAAACGACTGGTCGGAGGACGTGGCGACGTTCTTCCGCGTGATCCAGCACCATTACGTCGCGTTCCTCGACATGCTGCGGTTCCAGATCACGAGCCGGGCTAACTTCGAGAAGCTGCTAGCGCAGGAGCCGCGCTCGCTGACCGATCTGCACAGGGCTGCGCGGTTCCTCTACCTCCAGCGCCTCGCCTTCGGCGGTAAGGTCAGCGGCAAGACGTATGGCGTGACACCCGCTGGCCCGGCGCGTTTCGACGTCACGAAGGTCGCCCCGATGATTGAGGCCGTCCATGAGCGCCTCACCGGCGTGGTCGTGGAGCGTCTGCCCTGGGCGGACTTCATCAAGCGCTATGATCGCCCAGGCACGCTGTTCTACCTCGATCCGCCCTACTACGGCTGCGAAGGCGATTATGGCCGCGATCTGTTCGACCGCGGGCAATTCGAGCTGATGGCGGAACTGCTGGCAGGCATTCGCGGCCGGTTCGTGCTGTCGCTGAACGATCATCCCGAGGTGCGGCGGATCTTCGCCGGCTTCGAGTTCCGCGAGGAGCGGCTTTCCTACAGCGTGGGCGGCAATGACAACGCGAAAGCAGTTCGCGAGCTGATCATCACCGGCCCTACGGGGTAGCACAGCGAAGGGTGCCCCTGCTGGGGGAAAGCAGGGGCGCCGAACTCGGGTGGACCACTCTAAGGGGGAGGTTCGCGGTCATAGGGTCAACAGCCTGCGCACCATCCCGTTTCCGCCGTGCGGCACGGCTTGCCGGAGTACAGACTCCGTTCGGCCTGTTCTCGAATCGTTCTAATTGCGATAGAGGAAACGCATGCGCCGAATCGCCCTCGAATTGCCGGATGGCACGCTCGATCGCTTCGACGACGACCGCCCCATCACCTTCAAGACCGTTAGCGCGGCGAGCCCCTGGCTGCAGCCCGGGGGTAAGCTCAAGGTGATTGACGTGCCGGACGATCACGCCGACGCGATCGTTTCTGGCCCGGTCCACTGATGGGCCGATGGGCTTCCGACGGCTCGACACGATCAGCGATCTCGCAACGCATGATCTCGACCTCTTCGTGCGCTGCAAATGCGGGCACCAGGCCACGCTCAACAGCATCGCACTTTCGCGCGAGCACTTCACCAAAGGCCAGCGGCGCGAGCTGACCGCCATCCAGCGCCGACTGTGTTGCTCGAAGTGTCGTGCGGTCGGCGCTTACTGCACGCCGACCTTCCGGACCGTCAGAACGGAAGATCCACCGCAGCCCACATCGTAGGCGCATCGGGCCCTACTCATAGGATGCGCCGGTGTCGTCGTCTGTTTCGTTTGTAGCCCACTCCGACTGCTCATCGTCCCAGCGCGCTAGCTAATCAGGTTGAAACTGCCCACCCCCCAGCGATATCGGAGTGGTTGGGCTGTCCATGTCGAGCACGAAGAAAGGAGGCGCTGCAGTGCCGATCCGGTTCGCCAATTCCAATCTCACATTGTCCGCCCTATGTAGACTGTTGTAATTAACGCCCGTGCGCATCGATGTACTGAGTAGCTCGGCAAGCCGTGCGGTCCTCATCACGATCCCGTCCCCAGTTTGGGGCGCGGCCGCAAGGTCGTAGTCTTCCCAGTAAGGGTGAATAACCCGGAACCCGAGAGCCTCCAACTGCAGACCCATCAACTGCGGCGGGTGGATGCCATAACTGCAAAAGAAGGCAAGGCTTCCGACGGCAAGCGAAACCATAGTACAAATCGGGACATAGTTGTCTCCGTCCTTCGTTTCCTCGAACGTGAGGCTCTGATATGTTCCGCAGTCCTGATGGCCATCGAAGCGTGCAATCATAACGACTGCTTGCTCGGGGATTCTTCTCTCCGCTTCGAACGACTTTCGTGAGGTCGCTGTAATCCCAGGGGGGGAATGTCCGAGCGTATCTATGACCATCACGGTCATAGTGATCCATTCCGTGATCAGTTCTTGGGTTATCCGGTCCATCGTGAACGACTTGCCGTAGAATAGATCGGCCGCC